GGGGATGACCTCAAATTTCACGCGTGGCGCATGTGTGGGGGGTGTAGTTACGCCGTAATTTGTCGGAGGATGTGAAAAGATGGCGGGAGCAAAAAAGAGTTCAAAAGAGTTGAACAAACTTAAAAAGATTTTTAAGGATATAGAGCCGGGAAAGCGACAAACAGTTGAAAAACTGATTTCCAACGCGGCATTCATGGCGGAATCACTCGATCACTTACAAGAGATTATCCGCGAAAAAGGTTTTGTCGAGGAATACCACAACGGAGCGAATCAATCCGGCGTGAAAAAGTGTTCCGAAGTCGAAATTTACAATACTATGATTAAAAATTATTCAAGTATAATCAAACAATTAGTTGATCTTCTTCCGGGCGATGCAAGAAGTAATGGCGATGAACTACTTGATTTTATAAGCGGGCGCAGCAATTGACGGAATTTGAATTATACTTCGGATCCATCGTTGATGGAAGAATCACGGCATGCGAAAAAATGAAGCGTGTTGCCGATATGCTATTGAATCAATACGCATCGCCGCAGGAATTTCATTTTGATTATGATATTGCAAAAAAACATACCGATTTTATTGAACGATTTTGCAAACAACCAACCGGAAAGATCGGAACATCGTTGCAATTGCAACTTTTTCAAAAAGCAAGGTTGCAAGCAATCTTCGGTTTTGTTGATGATAACAATTTGCGCCAATTCAACGAATGTTTAATCATTGAAGGGCGTAAAAACGGAAAGACAACGGAAACGGCGGCGGTTGAAATTGATATGCTTGTAAACGATGGCGAAGGATCGCCGCAGATCTACAACATCGCCACACAACGCGAACAAGCAATGCTCGGTTTCAACGCCGCACACAAAATGATAAAACAATCGCCGCTTCTTTCGCGGCATGTGAAGAAAAGAGCAAGTGATTTATATTTTCCCGTGAACTTCGGATTTATAAAAGCACTTGCAAGCAACACAAATTCGCTTGATGGTTTGGATGTTCATTGTGCAACGATTGATGAATTGGCAGCAATCAAAAATCGTGATCTTTACGATCTTGTAAAACAAGCGATGGGCGCAAGACAACAACCGCTTTTATTTACCATCACAACAAACGGATTTGTTCGCGGAAGCATCTTCGATTCGCAATATGAATATGCTTCGAATATTTTGCAAGGCAAGGCAGAAAACAAACGTTTTTTGCCTTTTATTTATGAATTGGATTCCATCGAAGAATGGGATCGCGAAGAATGTTGGGAAAAAGCAAATCCCGGTCTTGGAACAATCAAAAGCCGCGACTATTTGCGGCAAATGGTGCAGAAAGCGAAAGACGATCCATCGTTCAAGCCTACTGTATTAGTAAAAGATTTCAACATGAAGCAAACGGCGGAAAGCGCATGGTTACGCTTCGAAGATTTGAACAACGAAAGCACATTTGACATTTCACAATTTGGCTATTGCATCGGCGGATTCGATGCGGCGGATTCCGTGGATCTCAATGCGGCCGTTGCAATCTTCCAACGTCCGAACGATCCAAATGTTTATGTTGAATCAATGTTTTGGATTCCGCAAAGCGTTATCGATGAAATCGATCGAAGCGGCAACCGCCGGGAACGTGACAACGCGCCATATAAATTATGGATTGAGCAAGGATATATGCGCACATGTCCGGGCAACCGATGCGACAAGCGAATTTTTCTTGAATGGTTTCGAGAAATCCGCGACAAATACGACATTTACACTTCGTTTATTGGTTTCGATCCGTGGCATGTGTCGGATGATTTGATTCGCGAATTTCAAGCGGAGTTCGGCAAAAATGCAATGATTCCGGTAAGGCAAGGAACAATCACGCTTTCGGATCCGATGAAGAATCTTGCCGCCGATTTCAGAGCGCACCGGATCATATATCAAAACAATCCAATTATGAAATGGTGTTTGATTAATACGGAAGTCAAAACGGACATAAACGGAAACATTCAACCCGTTAAAGGTTTAGACGCACGCAAACGAATTGATGGCGTGGCGGCCTTGTTGGATGCCTACAAGGTTTTGCAGGACAAGCGCGATCAATATATCAATCTAAATTGAGGAAAAAGAAAATGGGATTATTTGATTCAATCAGAAAAAAAGAAAAGATCGAAAGCAAAGTTCAAAGTTATTTCGAAACGCTTTCCGCGTATGCGCCAACCTTCACAACGTTCGAAGGATCAATCTATGAAATGGAATTGACGCGCGCCGCGATTCACAGTTTCGCAACGCATTGTTCGAAGTTAAAGCCGGAAGTTAAAGGAAGCGGCAATCAAGCGTTTGAACGAATGTTGCAATACAAGCCGAACGCATTGATGGATACTAAAAAATATTTATATCGACTTGCAACAACGTATGCGGTTGATAATACGGCGATCATTGCGCCGCTTTTTGATCCATCCTATGAAAAAATCGTTGGTTTTTATCCGCTTGCAACGCCAAAAGTTCGAATCGTTGACGTTGAAGGAACAAAATATATTCGTTATGAATTTGAGCCGGGCAATTTCGGCGTGTTTCGATTAGACGAAGCCGGAATAATGAATCAGTTTCAATATAAAAGTGAGTTATTCGGCGAATCCAACGGATGTTTATACCCAACGATGGAATTGATACACACAAACAATCAAGGAATCATCGAAGGCGTTCGAAGTTCCGCAACGCTTCGTTTCCTTGCGAAGATTGCGCAAACTTTAAAACCTTCCGATTTGGAAGCGGAAAGAAAAAGATTTGTTGAATCGAATTTCAGCGCATCCAACGCGGGCGGCGTGATGCTTATTGATGCGAAATATGAAGACGTTCGCCAATTGCAAACAAATCAATTCACAGTTGATTCGCAGCAGATGGCGCAGATCAAAGAAAACGTGTTCAACTACTTCGGAACAAACGATCGGATCTTGCAAAACAAGTTCACTTCCGAAGAATGGGGCGCATATTACGAAGGCAAGATCGAGCCGTTCGCAATCGAAGCATCGCTTGTTCATACAAATATGACTTTTAGCCTGCATCAAATCGCATTTGGCAATGCAATCATGTTCACGGCGAATCGTTTGCAATATGCATCCAACGCCGAAAAACTAAGCATCGTAACACAATTGTTTGATCGTGGATTTTTAACACACAATCAAGGCTTGGAAGTGTTCAACATGCCATCGATCGGCGCAAGCGGCGATCAAAGATACATTCGTAAAGAATACGGACTTGCAGAGTATGAGCAAGAGCCGCAGGAAATTTATGTTCCGCAAACATCCACAGAGGAAAAGGAGGATCCGAACGATGCCAATAATGAAGGATAGGCAATATAGATCAATGGAACTTACAACGGCAAAGCAGGAAGAAAAGAAAAACAAATTCAATTCGGAATGCTACGTTGAAGGCTATGCGACAACATACGAGCCATATTTATTATTTAGGGATGGCAATCAAGAAATTTTCGAAGAATTTGTTCCCGGATGTTTTGACAAATGCGACATGTCGGATGTTATTTTTCAATTCGATCATGCCGGGCGCGTATATGCGCGCATGTCAAACAACACATTGACAGTTGAGCCGGATATAAAAGGATTGTTCACTTGTGCGGATCTTTCTAAAACATCCGGATCGCGTGGGATGTATGAAGATATTGATTCCGGACTTGTAACAAAAATGTCTTGGGGATTTATGCCGGATCTTGAAACACTAGAAATCATCGAAAGCGGAAACAGAATCACAATTCGCCATCATAACATTTTGAAAATGTATGATGTTTCCGCCGTATCTATTCCGGCGAACAATAACACAGAAATTCAAGCGCGTAATTTTGCCAACGGAGCGATTGACGAAATGTTGAAGGAGATTCAGAAGCGCAAGAATCATATAAGAAAAATTAAACTTTTATTGGAGGTATCAAAATGACACGATTAGAGCAGATCGAAGCAAGACTTGACGAAATCGAAAAGGAATTAAATTCCGAAGAAGTCGAGGGAAAGACCGAAGAAGAACTTGACAAGGTAGAAGAAGAAGTTCGTTCATTGAAGGCGGAAAAATCAAGTATTTTAAACGCCGCAACAAAGCGTGCTTCTATCGAAAAGGCAATTGCCGAAGGAAGAAGCGGCGTTGATGTAACACCAAATTTATTAATTGGAGGAAAGAAAGAAATGCAGGAAAGAACATTTGACGTATCAAGTGCGGAATATCGTTCCGCATGGGCGAAATCCCTTATGGGGCAGGAATTAACAGAGATCGAGAAAAGAGCGTATGCATCCGGCGATGCGGCCGTTCCTACAACCGTAGCGAATCAGTTCTTCGAGAAAATGAAGAAGCTTGCGCCAATGCTTGAAGAAATCACACTTTTACGCGTTGCCGGAAATGTGAAGTTCTTCGCGGAAGGTGTGAGAAATTCCGCAACTAAGCACGCAGAGAATGCAGAGATGGCAAGCGCAGCAGATACAATGGTTTCCGTTACACTTGGCGGCTTTGAGTTTATGAAGGTTGTTTCTATTTCTGAAAGCGCGAAGGCAATGAGCGTTGACGCGTTCGAAGGATGGATCACAGACATGCTTGCCGGAGATATTGCACGCGCAATTGATAACTACATCATTAACGATGGCACAAACGGCATTGCAGCAATCAAATTCGTTGCAGATTCAACACAGATCGAAGCAACCGCCGCATATACCTATGAGAATATCATGGCGTTAATCGGTTTACTTCCGGCCGCATATGATCCGGTTGCAAAGTTCCTTGTTAATAAGCGCGTATTATGGAACGATATCAAGGGCATCGTTGACGATCAGAAACGCCCGATTTTCGATCCGGAAGCAAAGACACTTTGCGGATATCCGGTTATTGTTGACGATTATGTTGATGCAACCAACAAGGGATTGTATTTAGGCAATTGGAAAGACGTTGTCGGCAATCTTTCCGAGGATATCAACGTAAAGAGTAACCCGCATAGTGGATTCACACGCGGCGCAATTGATTATCGCGGATTCGCGGTATTTGATTCTAAGCCGGCAAAGACGGATGCGATTGTTCGTTTAGTAACAACCGCGTAAATATTGTTAGATGCGGCGGCGTAACTACTCCGACAGTTTGCCGCCGTTTTCTATATCACGGAGGTTTTGAAGATGCTTGAAAAAATTAAAATATCATTGAGATTATGCCACAACGTACTTGATTCAGATATCACAACAAATATTGAAGCGTGCATGCTTGATTTGAAGCGCGTTGGAGTGGGCGAAAATCTTGCGAATAGTTCTTCCACGGATCCGATGATTCAAAAGGCGGCGGAACTGTTTTGTAAATGGCAATATGACTTCAACGGAAAAGGCGATCAATATAATCGAGCATATGAAAAACTCCGGGATGCATTAAGCCTTTGCGGAGATTATGCGGAAAGCGTGAATGCTGATGTATAACGAAGTAATTTATTTACTAACTACGCAAAGCACAACGAACGATGTCGGGGATCAAATCGAAGTGCTTTCAAAAGCAATGCGATTTGCACGAATCAAAAGCATCGGGCAATCGGAATTTTATCAAGCGCAGGCGCAAGGCTTGAAGCCGGAAATAAAATTCGTGCTTGCCGATTATCTTGATTATGACAATCAAGAAGAATTGATTCACAACAACTTCCGTTATAAAGTTCTAAGGACTTTCAGAACGGAGAAAAACGAAATTGAAATTGTTTGTTATGGCGGCGTTCGCTTGGAGGTTGTGACGGATGGCAATTCCTAAGAGTGTAACGAAAATTAGTAAGGATGGAAATGTTGTATATACGCAAAGCGTTGATCGTGTAAATTATACGATCCGCGAATTAACACGCGCAGCATTGCGCGATGTTGGCAAATTTGTATGCAAACAATTCCGCAATTCTTATTATGCAAGATTCAAGAAGCATTCCGGGCGCGTGGGAAAATTCACGCAATATTGGGTTAAGCACAAGCAAAAAGACATTGAATTGCAAGTCGGTTTAAAACCTAACGGATTTTACGGCGGCTTTCAAGAATTGGGAACATCCAAAACAACGAAGCATGCATTTTTAACGCATGCCGTACAAGATAACATTGCAACAATTATTGAAATCGAAAGTCAATATCTTTCCGCTTTGGAGGATGAAGCGCGCGCGCTTTCCCTTATAAGCGAAGAAGATTACGAGGGCGGCGCAGATGAATAAAACGAACGCTTTGCGAAAGATAATTCAAAAGAATATTAGTTCAATATTGAAAAGCTTTTACCGGATGGCGGATCCGAAAGCGGCATTCCCGCATGCGGTATATGATTTCGAAAATATTGATCTTGGCGATATCAATCGCGATGATTTGATTTTAACAATCGATCTTTGGGGGAAGGGCAAAGACACTTCCAAAATTGAAGAAATGGCGGATCAAATCGAAGCGTTATTCAATGCGGCAAATTTGCCGGGCGAAGAAGTTCTTCCGACATTTTATCGCATAAGCCGAAAACCGATTGACGATGAAGATAAAACGTTGATTCATAGGCAATTAAAATTTCAAATACAAAATTATTCAATAGGAGGTTAGAGCAATGAAGACCATTACCGGAAACGGCGGCATTATTGCCGAAACTGATTTTCACGTTCTTACATGGACGGGAAAAACAAAGGGCGGCGCAGCTTGCAAAATTACTTTGACGGATGCAATGAACAAAGGCAACATCGATTGGGCGTTAGCGGAGAAAAACGAAGTTGTTCCGGCGTTAGAGTTTGAAGCGCATTATAGCAACACAGATTCGCAGGCAACCGAAGCAACGCCTTGCCCGTGGAAAATCGAAATCGATGGAGAAATCGCAACCGGAGCGAAAGAAATCCTTCTTGGTTTGGGCGTTTTCGCAATTGACGGAACGGATGTTGCGTTATGTCGTGGCGGCGGCCAATTCACAGTTGAAAGAGAGTTCCGCGACATTGCAGCCGATGGCGATAAGGGATCTGTAAAAGATCGTGTTGTTATCGATGCAGAACGCGCAAAATTAACCATGAACGTTTTGACAATGCTTACAAGCATCAAATCGATGTACCCGGCATTGAAGGAAACAACAGAATAAATGCAGCATAGAAAAAAGGATCGGCGATTGCCCGATCCTTTTTTATTAGATTGTCGGAGGTAGAAAAATGAGGAAATTACAAACAACAGATGTATTTGAAGCGGCACGATTGATTTTAAAAATCGGAGTGCGCGAAGAAGTTCAAAGCGTTGCAATGCGCGCGGCAGAAAACAAAGATAAACGAGTTCAATTAGATATGGGATTCGATTTGTTTTTTGGAATCATTGCAAAAGCAGCAGAAAAAGGCGCAGAAATGGAAATTTATAAATTCCTTGCGCCAATTCTTGAATGTGGTGCGGAAGAAGTCGGCGAGATGGATCCGTTCGAACTTTGGGAAAAATTAATGGAAGTTGCTTCCATTGAAAAGTGGAAAAGTTTTTTCAAATTAGCAACAAAATCGATCCGGAAGAATTGATCGATTTATTGTTGCATAGATACGGAAATTTAGAATATATCATGCGTTTGGATATTGATGCAGGAATGCGCATCATTGAAAAAGCAATCGAGAAGGAAAAGGAAGATCGATTCTTCTTGCAATGGGTTGTTCAACTTCCGCACATGACGAAAGAAAACTTTATTTCTTTCGATGCTTACGTTGACAAAGTAACCGGAAGGAACATCGACACGCGCCCGGTTTCCGAATGCATGGCAGAACTTGAAGAAATAAAAAAGAAGTTTGAGTAAAAAAAAGGCGGTGCGGCGATGGCATTATCAATTTTTTCATTAATGGGATCTATCTTTGTCGATTCGAGCGAAGCTGAAAACAGTATCGCGAAGACGGAAGAAAAATCGAATAAATTAGCGGAATCATTTGTGAATGGCATCACAACCGCCGGCAAATGGGCGGCAGGCGTTGCAACCGCCGCAGGAACGGCCGCCGTTGCACTCGGAACGGCCGCAATCAATGTTTCAACGGATGTTGATAAGGCAATGAACGGATTTGCCGCCGCAACCGGAACGGCGATTGATGAACTCGGCGCATATGAAGATGCGATGTTGAATATTTACAACAATAATTTCGGCGAATCTTTCGAAGATATTGCCAACGCGATGGGGCAAATCAAACAAGTTATGGGCGAAGGAATGGGCGCGGAAGAATTGGAAACAATGACACAAAACGCAATCATGCTTCGCGATACGTTCGAATTTGAAGTGAACGAAAGCGTTCGCGCCGCAAATTCGTTGATGGATCAATTCGGGATTTCCGGCGAAGAAGCCTATAATTTGATAGCACAAGGCGCGCAAAATGGTTTAAATCAAAACGATGATCTTCTTGATACTTTAAACGAATATTCCGTTCAATTTGCGCAAATGGGATATAGTGCCG